TCATCCACCAGAAACAGGATTTCATTCAATTCAAGCACACTTGGTAAAAGGTGAAGGATCGGTAAAAACCGGTATTGAGGGATCTGAGGCAGCAGACACACTTAAAAAAAAAGTGAATGAAGAAAAGGACGACTGCTACCACAAAGTAAAAGCAAGATACGATGTCTGGCCATCAGCATATGCTTCTGGTGCCCTTAGTAAATGCAGAAAAGTTGGAGCCAAAAATTGGGGCAATAAGAGTAAGGATTAATAATGGAACTTTTGGTTATGGATGTTTATAAATTAAATGATGATAATTTCTTAATGTTTGCAATGAAACACTACGATAATCCGCAGTGTAAAAACATTGAAGAATTTCATGAAGATATGAATCGAATCAAATACCTGAAAAGATTGTTTAGAAAATACAAAACGTCTGGTGTGTTAAGAGAGAGATTAATACTAAATCATTTAATAATATTTACAAATGTATTTGGTATAGAAGCAAGTTCTAGATTATTGTTTTCGAGGATTGAGGAAGATTTACACACATATTTAAAAACGTTCTTAATCTTTTTAAATAGTTTACCAGAAAATATACCAGAAACTGATTTAGTAATGATACCTTTAGATAGAAGAATAATTACAAAACTCAGAGAAATTAAATGATCAATCAACCCGTATACCTTTTAGAAGATCTTCGTAGGTGGTTCAAAGAAAAATGGACCGCTCAGGATGGTTCTCCATGTGGAGGATATGAAGGTAGGGGAAGAGTCAAATGTCGCCCATCCAAGAGAGTATCAGGTAAGACTACAAAGACCTGGGGCGAAATGGATAAGAAAGAAAAAAGAAAAGCAGTACGTTTAAAACAAAAAGCACACCGCAAAGGTCACCAATTTAGTAGTCACAAAACCGGAAAAACTTGGAAGGGTGACAAATATCGACCAGAAAAAAGAAAATCTACAATTAAAGAAGCAGCAACCAAACCAAATAAGGCTGAAATGAAACAAATCATGTCTTATTTAAAAGGATCTATTAATGATCCTACTCGCTTTTATTACTTACTTCTTCTTTCCGGGATGAATGGTGCTAAAGCAAATAGCATTTTGTTTGATTTAAAAAATCCATTACTTAGAACTGCTACACCATATTATAGAAAAAGAATGTTGAATTTATTAAAAAGTATTATAGACGCAATAACAAAAGATAGATTACTCTACAATAGAGTTAGATCAATGGCGATGAGTGGCAATCTTTCTTTACACGAAGAAGAAGGTGCTAGTGCTGGTGGGGGTGATGCTGGTGGACAGGGTGGAGGAATGAGTGTTGGTGGTGGTTATATCGAGGGTATGCCAGACGCAACGCCTCCGGAACAAACTTCCGGGCCAGTTTGGGGTTCTTCACCGCCACCAAATAAAAAGAATAAAAAGCGTTTAGTAAAGATGTATCAAAACTTTGCAAATTTGCATAGGAGAAACAATGCCAACTGAATTAATTTCATTATTGGGTGGCGGAGTTACAGGTTTTCTTTTTAGATTTTGGGCACAACGCGCTCAAGATCAAAAAGAAATGTTTCAAAGATTAATTGAAGCAAATAGACAAACAACAGAGAATCAAGACAAAGCAGTTCAAAGAGTTCCAATTGATCTAGGAAAGGGTGTGCGTCAACTAATCGTGCTTGCTTGTTTATTTGCAGTTGTTGCAGCACCATTCGTTCTTCCTTTCTTTGGTATTCCTACCTTTGCGGAATATACCCAAAAGCAACCAGAAAGTTTCTTTGGACTGATTCCCGAAACTAGCAGAAAGTATTTTGTGGAGATTCCCGGATATCTGTTTGCTGAAGAAAACCGTCAAGTTCTTTTGGCTGTCGTTGGATTCTATTTTGGTTCAGCCGCAGGAGGTAACAAGTCATGAATAAAGTAATTTGGGGAATAGTATTATTTTTGTTGGTTTCCTGCACTGAACCAAAAATGGTTTATATGGAAGACAAAAATGGTCAAATAATACACTCCGTGCAAAAAGAACCATTCTTTAATAGTCCCGACAAAACTTCAGAATGGTTGTTCTGGTATACTCCTATTTTCTTGTTTGCTTCATGGTTTATCTGGAGAGAAGCAAAATCGATATATTACGATTGCAAGAAAATAAAGAATCCCGAAGACGAAGAAATTAACAATCCTTGATTTTTTCATAAAGCATTTTGCAAATATAATACGAATCAACAATATCTGACACCGGACTAGTAATATCTTTTTTGTCCGGTGTTATTATTGCTTTTAAAAGCATGTTATTTTCTTCAACGAACGCATCATACATTTTTTCTTTGTCTGCATTACCCTTACCGGTGGCATACTTCTTTACCTCCGTGGGTGGCAAAATGGTCAAGGGTATTCCTAATTGATAAATTTTATACTTCAATACCCCAGTATTTTCAGCAATGTGGAAAACTTTACCTTTGGCACCATAAGCATATCCTTCTAATGCAATAGCAGAACAACCCATAAGAATTTCCGTAGCCCAATCGGCAATTGTTTCATATCTTTCGACATCACAATCCCAATCTAGGAATGTTTCTCCTATGATATTGCTTAAATAACTGTTAGCGTACTTTTTTGTGTCTGTTAGGTAATAGAACGAACACTTGCTGTAACTGAACGTTCCGGTTCCGTTGAACACACAAATTGCGGGCCCAGTCAAGGAATAATCTATACCAGCGATTACCATACAACATTATTTATTCTCCTCTATTATGCTTTGCAACCATTCTTTGTATAAAATAATATGAGTTGCTGAGTTTTCAAATATTTGCGAATTGTACATTGCAAAAGAGCAAAGTATTCCGGCAAGTTTTCCACCATCCTCAAAAAGTCCACCCCCAGAATCTCCAAACCAAACGCTTCCTTCTAGTGGCAAAAACTTAATATGTGATGGATCTTCTATTATTGTACCATAATAGAAAAATGTTTTTGGATTGCTAATCTTTTTCTTTTCAAAACTATATCCCACTGTTACCAAAGGCTCCAAACGATTTAGTTCGTCGAAATTGTCTATTAAAACGGCGGGAGTTTTGGTACTGGGTGTTTCTAAAACAAAAGCACCAATATCATGAATTGTATAATTTGTCATGTAGTCTTTATGAACTACACATTTCACTATGCGTATTCTTTCACAATCATTGGTTTCAAACCAATACGCATTTCCATCTTCTAAACAATGAGCGGCGGTTAGCACAACTCGGGGAGATATGAGAACACAACTACCAATCATGTCCCCATTCTCTTTTAATACTTTCCCCACACAACCAAAAGGATCTTGTTGCCCCTCTTCGATGACTGTAAACCCTCGGGTTATAAAGTAAGGCAGTTCTTGAGTGGGCTGCTCGACCGCTTCGGGTGTTGCTTCCTTTGGTTGTGTGGGGGGTGTAGAAGCGGCAGGAACACCTTTGCAGGCGTTTATCGTCGCAAGGGAGGTGACTAGGATGGTTACTAGTACCCTTGACATAACACAAGTATTTATGCCACTTTACTAAATAAAAATCCCGATTTTTTAGATCGGGATTTCATTCACTTCTTGTTTTTTAAGTACGTGTCAATTTTGTCTTCCAAACTTCGAACCCTTTGATATAGGGCAGAAATACTATCATTAGAATTTTTACTTGATTCATCCATATTTCTTTGTAGTGCTTCCGCTTCTCTTTGCATTTGATTGTAAACATCAGTAAATCGCTGGTGTTCTTCTGCTGCTTCTTTTTGTCTGCGGAGTTTCTTGTTTTCACTTTCTGCCAAGAAAAACAAAACAGTCATAAAACCAAAACTACCCAATAGTAACCAAACATAAAACATTGCATTGCTCATAATGTCTCCTTATTCCGATAGGAATTGTTTGTTTTCGTTCAAATTTCTTGTTCGTGCTTCACCAATAATTTTACTATTAGCATCATCCCAACCTATCACATACTCTTGCCAATATGGATCGGTTGACATTGTTGCTTGTGGTAATTTTGGTCCACCATTCATACGACAATTGAATCCTTTGTCGTAACCTTCACCGGGTATGTAATTGCCCATAATATGCTCCTTTTATACGTTTTGCTATCCATTCAGCCACATTAACTGTGACTGCATTTCCCATCTGACAGTATCTAGCGCGATCAGATAATCCCTCTGTCCATCCATCTGGAAATCCTTGTAGTCTTTCCCATTCAATAGGGGTAAGATACCGAACTACATTTGGATTCTCTGCTACTAGAACACTTGATCTTTGTCCAACATCAAACAGATTTAAAGTATTAGCATAATCTGTTTCAACCCATGTTTCAAAATCTGTATTGCTTTGTGCTTTTCTAGATTTTCTTAAGGTGATTGGATATTCAACATTTTCTTCAAACAATCCGCCAGTGGCTGATACAGGGTTTTTCCCATTCGTTGTCCTCGCTCTAATATCCCGGCGCATGTCTGTGCTGAGATCCAGTATTTCTGAGGCGCGTTCTCCTGCAAGATCTGCGACAATAAACACTCTTTCTCTTCTTTGGGGAACACCGAAGTATCTACTGTCCAGTGTTCTCCACGCGATAGATTTAGGACTCCACTGTTTGACCATTTCATTGAGAATGACGGTAAAATCTCTTCCGTTATTGCTTGTGAGCATTCCGGGGACATTTTCGACCACCACGAAGGATGGTCTGATTGGCATGTTTCTGACGATTCGAATAAACTCATAAAATAATCCTGATCTTTCCCCTGAAAGCCCTTTGCGTTGACCACCAACAGAAAGATCTTGACATGGGAATCCACCAATCACAACATCAACTGGTGAAACTTTTGTGGAATCTATTGTTTTAACATCGTCATAAAGTATAGCAGATGGGAAGTGCTTTGCAAGAATTTCTCTGCAAGATTTTTCCTTATCGCATGCCCAAGAAATGGAGAAACCTTGACGCTCGAATCCGAGATCAAGGCCTCCAACTCCTGAGAATAGCGATCCTACCTTCATTTAGTCAAATCTACAATTTCACACTTATCGCCACTGCAAGCGTAGGTTTGTGTACCAGCAGTGTTATCTTCCTTCTCATATTTCTTGAGTTGACCCCAATCAACATTTTTTGGCAACTTAGTAAGCATTTCTTCATATTGCTCTTTTGTGCAATCTTGGTATGGTGCTTGGCGATATGTGTGATCGGAATGTGGCAAGAAGGAAATACCACTGATCTCGTCGAAGTGCTTATATACCCACGCACCAACTTCCATCCATTCATGTTCCTTGACAGTAATGGTTACAGATGGCTTGTGTTCGCACCAATTGCGTTGATATACTAGCCAAAGTTCTAGTTGTTCAATAGCAGACATATCGTTTCTTGTAACAGAACCTTTGGCTTTCATTGGGAATGAAAAAACCATTGTGTGTTCTGGTTTCATTACACATGGCTCATGGGGGAAACCCAAGTCTACCATGAGTTTGCATATTGGATCTTTTTGATCGGCGCGAACAGTACGGATGTAATATTCGGCGTGTCTGGCGTGAATACCTGAAGCGGCGTCTACCAGTTGTGATACCGTACCGGATGGTTTAACACAGGTGATGGCAGCAGCAGGATTGATTCCTAGACGCTTTGCCCATTCCTTGTTAGTCTTGACTGCTTCTTGCTTCAATGTCGTTAAAAGTGTTTCTAGTTCACCGCGAATGGAGCCAGAAACTCCCTTGTAGGAACGGGTATAGAAGTTGTCCATGATGCCAGTTAAAGATACGCCAAGAAGGGCTTCCTCTTCGCAATTCTTCTTCCATTCGCTTGAGAGATATGGGAAGTTTGTGAGAGATGCTTGCCAAGTTCCTAAAATAGATGCAAGACGAACCTTGCGAGCCAATGTTTCTGGTGTATCTTCTGTTCGCACAACAACTTCAGTTAAGTTGCAGAACTCTCTGTCGCGCAAAATAATTTCGCTGCATGGGTTAGTACCAAACTCAAAGTTTGGATCGCGTCGCTCGTCAAGACGAGAAACCGTTTTCTTTGTTGCATCGCGGTTAAAGATACCACGCTCGCCACTCTTGCTGTTGTAGAGTGACAACCACTCTTCCATGAATACACCAATCTCTGGACGTTCTGTATAAACAGCAGAGTTATTTGCCAAGGCGCGTTGCGGATTTGCTTCCCACCACGCACCTGTCTTGGCGTTTCTCATGCGGTCGTCCGAGAGATTCGATAGGCTAATAAGAGCAGATCTACGGACTCCTCCGACCACGACAATCTCCGCAATTTTGCAGACAATATCGTGGCATTCGATTGAGGTAAGTTTGCGCCCAGACGCTCTCTTAAAAGTATCACAGGTGAATTGGAATAGATCTTCAAGAGGCTTTGGTCCGGAAGCTCTCCCTCCAAATGTCTTAAGCCGCGCACCAGCAGGACGTACTTTAGATACGTCCCATTGCGGTATTTGACCTCCAATGAGCAGGGAGACAAGTTCCTTATAAGCCTTAGCCCAACCAGCCTTACTATCTTGAACAATAATGGTGGTGTCAGAATTAGTAAATTCTTCAGCAATTGTCGGCAACTTCTCGACAAATTGTTTCTCAACGCTAAACCCCACACCAGTACCGCACATAAGAATATACAGAATTTCATCAAAAGCCCTCACACGGTTGACTGCAACATAAGAACAATTATAACCGGCAGTATTGTCTCGCAACAACGCTTCACCGGCAGTCATAAGAGAACGCATACTAGGCATAATCTCAAGATTGAGAACTGCTTGACGAAGTTCTTCGCGTTCTTCTTTTGTAACTTTAACTTTCATTTCTTTGAGATGTTCATCAAAGAACTTGAAATAACGATCTACAGTTTCTTCCCACGTTTCCCTACGTCCTTCTTCCTCCAACCAACGAGAGTAACGAGAAAGATGAATAAAGTCTTGATAAAGCGTGGGTAAGTTTTTCATATAAAATAATCTCCTATCTGCAATAGTATAGAGTAAAACTAAGTTTTGTCAAACGATTTGGTAAGATATTTAGGGGTTTCAGATTAGCCAAAAATATACAAAGTAAATATTCTATTCTGAAGCGTTCTATTTGTTAATATTATTTGTCCGGTTGTAGGATCAACCCAAACACTTACTTTGCTTGCTGTACCCGGATCAGATGTACCACCATTTTGTATTTCGCTTGCGGCTGAAATAGCAGTTATACCTGCATTATTAAATGTAAATATAAAGTTTGCTTTTTCATCGGCAGAAGAAATTAGTGCTCCCAGTTTACCAGAGGCCACGCTTGAACCCTTAAATGTAAATGTATGTGAAGAACCAGATGCAATAATACCAGATGTTTGAACATCAATTATACCACCTTGACTTGCATTGCTATCTCCAATAGAATTAAATCTAGGAATAAAAGATGTTGCTGCGGCAGAAACTCTATTTGCCGGCAATCCTATATTTGTATTATTAAAAGCAGAAATATTCGCTGCTAATACTGTCGGGACTGTAGATAAATCTGTGTAATGTCTTACAGTAGATCCACCGTGTCTGTTTCCGTGTATGGACATTATGGTCATATCAAAACTAGTTCTACCATTGTTTCCTATAAATGATTTTTGTATGTTTTCCACCATATTATCAGAAATTGTATAATATATTGGAGCAGTATCGGGGGCGTCTCTCCCTGCAATTGTGGCAAAATGCAAACATCTTCCTATTCCCACTGCTTTATTGCCTTTAATAGTAACAAATCCTGGAGTGGTATAAACATCAACATCTACAGCGAGATCTATGTAACGATATATTTTACCAACTGTAGGTGAAACATTATTATAAATGTGGTTGTCTGTTATTGTTATAGCTCTACTTCTAAAATCCGAATCACCGTCATAAAATGATATTGTCATTCCATTTGTTGGTTCTACATCTCCGTTATGGTGAAATGGACTTTTTAATACTCCACCAACATTAACTGGATCATAATGGAACACATTATTGCTAATGATACCAGATGTAATTTGACAATTGTAACGAGCACCCGATAAAATTGGCAATATATTAAAATAACTTGTGTTATTTTGAATTATTGTTTCGTCGTTTTGAATTTTTATATCTCGTCCTCTGCAATTAACAAAGTGATTTCCAAAAATAGAAACTTGGGTTCTTGGATAAAGAGGACCGGTTTGTGTACCAGAATCTGTTGTGCTGTAATCGGTGCTTGTATCAAAACCAAACACTTGAATACCATCACAATCTCCATTATCTGAACTGGTGTTTGGTATTTCGCTGGTTATATTCTCAAAGTAACAATTACTGATACTGATTGTTCTACTGATATCATATTGTGCATTAGATTGTGTTATAGGTGTAACTACCATACCAAAAGAACCGCCTTGATTTCCGGGAACATGTGCTCTTGATACGTTTTTTACAAAACATTTATCTATTACTATATTTGACCATTGACCTTGAACTACTAGTCCTGTTGCACCATTATAAAAAGTTGGACTTCCAGAGTAATACATATTTTCAAAACTGCAATTTGTAACTCTCAACCAAGAATTTCTTTTTACTTCTTCTTTTAAAAATAAACCAACAACTGATTTATTATCTCCATTAAAATTCAATCCGTCTACGTGGAGATTTTTACCATTAGTCCAAATGTGCATAATATAAGAAAGTTGTGCTCCACCAAGATGGGTGGTAGTATCACACTTTAATGTTGCATTATCTCCATAAATTTTGGCATTTTGCTGTAAGGTAACAAAAACACCTATAGTTGAACCCGAAGTAGAACTTTTTGATGCTATTCTATATG